TTAAACTGCTTTTCTTTAGCTTGCGCAAGCTTTTCAGCAGCAATCCTACCTTCCGCAGTATCGCGTATGTACTTCTCAACAGTCATCTTTGGAACTTTGTCCAAATGTATTTTACGCGACATCACGTCGCTATAAAAGCTTTTTGCAAGATCTTCAAAGCCAAGATTGCGCAACTGAACTGGGTTTGCAATGTATGCGCGCTCAGTATCAGGCGTTTGCATCAACGCAGGATAGAACTGCCGCTCACTATACTCAATTTCTTCTTTTAAGTTTTTGGCAAAAGGCGCATGAATTGCCTTGTCAGTTGCGTTCTCATACGCAGCACCTAAACGCAAATTGTCAACCACTTTTTGCTGTTTTTTGTACGCGGTGTTTGCTTTGTCAGACTCGCGTGATGCTTGAGCAAAAGGCTCATACCTTCCAAGGTTCATACCTTCAACAACAACGCCCGTATTAGGGTCAATTGCGCCGTAGCCTAATTGCTTGGCAATTGCCTCTTGTTCGCGTTTACGAGTTGCTGCATCGCCTGATTGTTGTACCAAGTCAGCTAATTTCTGATCTGCTGCAACCAATGCCTCATCAGTTGGCGTTTTGGCAGGCATGCCTGCTGCGGTACGTTTGGCGCCAATCTTGGAGCCTGACATATCTGCACTGTCAAATATTTCTGATGGCGGGTAAAACGTTAAGCCTTGACTTGCCAGCTTGGCTGCAGGCTCATTAGGTGTACCCACCTTTTCAACAATGTAATTGGTAAACTGAGAGTTAAGCCAATTGGCTGCAGCTTCATGCATTGCAGGCAATTCTTCTGCAGAAGGCAAGTCAAGCGCAGCTCTGTACTGTATGCCATTAGGCGTTTGCAAGAACTGATCGTACATTTCTAGTGTGTGCGCTGCTGAAGCTTCTCTATCACCGAATCTGGCTTTATACGCTGACAATGCCGCGCCTTCTGACGGGGCGTCAGGGTACATCTCATTAGCTTTTTGCTTAAGGAAAGACTCAAACGCTCTGCGCGCAGACGCAGCCTCAGGCTTACGCAGGATGTTGTTTTGTATCTCATCCAATGCTTGCACCGGCGTCATTGTTGTGCTGTCAATAACGTTGTTAATGATCTCTTGCGCAGGGGCGTAAGTCGCGGCGTCTGCCTTTGCAGTTGCAGGCAACGTAGCAGATGTAACCCTTGACCCTTCAGGTCGCATGGCGTACAGCTTAGGGTTCATTGGCTGCATAGAGGCTGGGAGCCCAGGGATGGGTGGCAACCCTTGCATTTCCCTTTGCGCCATAATGTCCCCAACACTATCAGCCACGCCTTGAAGCTTGGCGCCGTATGTTGGCTGACCTGTGATTGGGTCTAACTTCTGCAAACCAGATTGCGCGTTGTAGAAGTCTGTAGGTATATCCTTGACTTGCCTGCCTATTCTTGTGGCCTCAGCGCCCATAACGCGAACGTCATTAGGGGTAATTGGCGGTCTAATTGGCTGGTTCATAGCCATAGGCCACATTGCCGGAATCTTGGACGCGTCCATTGCCTTTGTAACGCCGGTCTCAAACTCTTTGCCAAGTTGTGTGGTAGGCTCTTGGTAGAACCGGCCTGTAGTAACAGGCACGTAGTTCTGCTGCATCTTCTCAATGCCTTTGCGATTGCCAAGTATGTCGTACATCGCCTCGGCACCCGCTGTCTGTACGTTCTGCGCAACATCTGCCCAAGCGCCTGCAACAGGGATTGCTGGGTTGAGAGTGCGAACAGACTCCTGCATGGACTTCATCATCATCAGCGGGTTGAATTTAGTCGCCAACTCGGTGAAGTTACCTGCTGCTGCGCCTAAGGGATCAGGCTTTGTTTGCGCAGGTGGGACTGGTTTGCCATACCCGGGGATCTGTGAAGCCAAAGGCTGGTTCTTTTTGACCAGCTCAAGCTTCATTTGATCCAAGTCAGGCGCGCCATCATCACCTGCGTAGTTGCCTTGCGCATCATAAATTGCTGCCATGATTATTTGCCTACCTTTTTGCCAAGTTTTTGCAGTACATCGCTAATATGCGCAGGCATAGGCGGTGGGGGAGGGGGTTCTAATGATTGGTAGTACGCTTTAAGATCGTTGGGTGAAGGGCTCTTATTGCCAACAAAGTTATTGCCTACAAATTCTTCTAACTCATCAAACGGCAGCTTGTCAGCGGCGTCCTTAATATATGCATCTTTAATTGCGTAATCAGGTATATGCTTTTTATGTTTATCTAACAACTCATAAAGCTTTTCAACAGCTTTGTAGGGCTTATTGCCTAAAAACTCACCAGTAGAGAAATCTTCAGCGTGGTACTCAATTATTTCTTGCAACTTGTCCATGCGCTTAAGTTCTTTTTCAGGGACATTGCCTTCCAAATAAGAGCGCAATGCATTATATGTGTAATACACTTCAGGAGGTACTGAACCTTCTGTGATGCCTGTTGCAATTGCATCTAATGCGCCGCTCTTAAACGCGTCAGCAATCCCATATCGTGCTGCTAAGCCGGGGAACAACGACTCCATAGTGTCAACAGCAACAGGCACATTAGCAAGTGGCGATGCAATCTCAGGTACGACATCTTTAATGCTGGGCATTGGCACAACTTGCTGCAGTGCTGTTTGACTTGCGCGCTTTAGCACATCGCGTCTTGACATTGGCGCATTCAAAGCTTTGTCTGCTAAAGACTGTAGCGGACTTGCGCTTGGCGCGGATGAAGGCGCTGATGACGTAGGCTGTTGCTGCGGTACTGCTTGTTCGATTTGCTGAGGCGTAGGTCTTGGCGCTGATGGGGGAATCACAGCAGGCAGATCAGCAGGCATAGGCGTTAAGCCTAAGATTGATCTGCGTTGTAAGTTAACTGGGGGTGCAACAGGCGGGGCTATTGGCTTCTTTGGTCGGCCGAATAAGCCAACCTGCATCATGTTGGGGTCTTGGCCTAGGAATCTAGCGCCGTCGTCAAAGACAGGAGGCTCTTCCTCTTCTTTAGCAAGCATTTGTGCTCGCATACGGGCCAGTTCTTCATCATACGGCATATGGGTTTACCCTCCTTGGACGATCTTCTTCATAGTCGTCATCTGGATTGTATACCGGGTCGATGGAAATTAACCCTAAGTCTCGCAAAAGTCTTAAAGCTTGAGATGTGGAGTCCACCAAGTCATCGTGCCGGACTTCGGGGAAGGAGCATAGTTGGCTGATCAAGGGCTCGGCCCAATCACGAGCCATGCCCGCATTGACCGAGGACTCGGGAATGTAGACTCGGCCCTTGGCGATGATGGGAGCCACGATGTTGAGGCGTGTAGTCTTGTCCGCGTTCCCGGGATTGTAGCTTCTCACAGGCAGACCGGCACGTTGCAGATCTTGGATAAGCTGCGTGCCTGCTGACTTGTCCTCGATCAGGATCATGTCTACCTTTTTCCCGTGACCGAACTCGTTCTCATCACCGTAAATGGCGGTGGACTCCTCGATCACCTTGGGTCGCAGTTCAGGATACTGCATGTACTCCTCCCAGCAGTCGATGAGCATGACACTCATAGCCTTGTCGGGACTTGGCCTGAAGATACCCCACACTGTGCAGGCCGTTGGGTCGTTCTTGGTCTTGTCACTGGTCGCGCAGTCATAGGACTGAAGCACGTACTCAAATCTAGGCAGCGGCTTCTCGTTGTCCCACAACTTGAACCAATCACGCTTAATGATGCCTGCCTCTTCGGGATCTAGAATCTCGGCGTAGATCTCTTGGCGTCCAAGCTTCGTGCCTTCGTACTGCAGGATCTGCGCTTTGAACGATGGGGCGAGGTTGTGGATGTTGTCGTACGTGCTGGCCTTGGTACATATCACATCCTCCCCATCTCTGTTCACCAGATCCACGATCAATGGCTTGGGCTTAGGCGTTGTGGTGCATAGCATCTTAGGCTTCTGACCTAAGCGCATACCGAACTGAATCATGTCCCAAGATTCGTCAAGGTAGTCCCATGCCGCAAGCTCGTCGAACCAGCCACCGTGGAACTGCGGACCTCGGAATCGTGAGGGCTCAGATGCCGGAATTCCTTTGATCAGCGACCCGTTGATGAGGACTATCTCATGCAAGGATCGCGTGTAGTGGTGGATCAGCTGCTCTGGGATCACCGTTGTCAGACCTGAGTCGCCTTCAAAGCAGACATCGCGTACATCGGATGATGTGGGCGCGGAGACAAGCCATCGAGTCTTAGGGTGCGTCCAAGCTTCGTACCACAGCCACTCGGCAGCTGCGCGAGTCTTGCCTGCGCCTCGGCCTGCGAGCAAAAGCCATACAGTCCACCAGTCGCCGGGTGGAGGGATCTGATGGTCGTTGGCTATTGTGAGCCAAGCTTGTCGAGCCTTGTGCACAGCTTTGCGCTCATCGGCCATACGGTTAAGATCAGGACCCTTGCGGATCCGATCCGCGAACTCACTTGCTCTTGCTTGGCTTAGCATCGGCTTGGCGCGTAGCTAGGAGATCATCCAACAAAGCTTGTGAGAAGTCATGCACCACATCAACTTGCACAGGCCCATCATTCTTGCCTGTGACCTCGAGCTTGGAGTTCTCGCGGTATTGCTCTGGGAAGCGTGCTGCCATGCTTCGACTCCACAACCCAGTGTTAAGTCTGATCCCGCCAGGAGCTTCTTTGATGTGATCATGCGCCAAGTCTTCCCAGTATGAGAGCGCATCAAGTCGTGCTTGATCCAAGGCACTACGAAAATCCTCGTGTGCGCCTTCCCATGCGTTCATGTTGTGGATGCCAATGTTTAAGCGCGAGCAGATTTGCCAACGCGATAAGCCCTCTTTGCCGAGCTCCATGATGGCGTCGCAGTATTCGGGGTCGTACTTAGTCGGACGGCCCAAGAACTTACCGTTCTTAGATGGTGTCTTTGTAGTCATGTGCGGATTGTAATCATAAAGTTGGAAGTGTGTACATTTTATTGCAGCAGGTAACGGTAACAAGGTAACATATGGTCCAGAAAACTATATAGCTATACACTATTACTATATATACTATACTTTATAAAATAATAGTTACCTACTGTTACTCTGTTACTATTCAATCCAGATAAGGCTTTCAGAAGTAACAGTTCGGTAACAGGTAACAAGTGCTTGACATCAAAAACTACCATTTTGCTCCAATTCACGCTGCAGTGCGTCCTCTGTACGCGTGACAACCTGTGACCAAGTTGGTTCGACCCTTCGAGCTAATGTTACCTCAGTCGTGATAAACGTGGTGTAGCGTGAAGGTTTACCATGCACTTTTATGAGCTTACTTGGGTCAAGCGTCCCTTGGGGTTGCAGAGCTTTACGGATATATTGCGCTTTTGCGCGGCTATCGTGGCCCCAACGCTCGCATAAAACTTGCAGCTGCGGGGCTGTGAACGCCGCCATTCCGTCAAGGTTATCATTGACCCAAGACTTAAGCTCTAATGCAAAAGCTTCAAGCGGAGTCTTGGAAAGCTGGATCGCAGTCTCACGATATTGAGTCTTTGGCGCAGCCTGCTTGCAATCAAAGCTCGATATATCACGATTCATGTACCAGTTTAGCATGATGCCAAAGCCTTGCTGCTGCTTGGCCCACTTCATCAAAGCCACAACCTTGGGATGTGTTTCTTGGTTGGATAGACTGGCTGGACTGTAGATAGCTTCACGCCTTGCGGTATCACCCATGTGCGTCACATAGCTCTTATTTGTCGTGAATACGAAGTTGATGTAGTTAGTGATGGCGTACTGGGCGCCGTACTTATTGTTGATGGTCAATTC